TTCAAGAAGAACTTGAAAAAAAACCTGATGGAGAAGAAGTTAGTATAAATGATATTAGAACATTAAATACTGTTAAAAATCTAATTTATAAAATCAATAAGTAATATTTTGACTTTTGATAAAAGTTAGTTATATTTATATTATTGGGAGGGAAATTTTATTTATTATAGATTGCCATCTATGTAAGGTTAAGTTTTGTTATACAACCCTCCCATACTTTTATTACTGTTTGTTCCATATATCAAAACAAAACCCCCTTCATTTAATTGTTGGGGGTTTGTTATTAAACAGGGAACATATGACCGAACCTACCTAATAATATATTTCAAGAAAACCTAATCTATATGTTGGTGGGAAGTTTTTAAATAAGCTGTTTCAAACTTATCACACATTTTTTTTAATACTTCATATCGTTTGGTTGTTAATTCATCCACACAACCATCATCTTCTTGTTCACCTTCCATACATGCACTGACCATTCTTTTTGTTGTATATAATTCTTCAACAAAAACATTAAGTTCATCAGTTGATAAACTTAAATTTATTCTAACTTTTTTCATAACTATTAATTTTCGTTAATTAATTCATATCCACTAAAATCACCTAATGTCATTATGTAAAAGTCACGCAATATTTTATTATCTAACTCGTACCATTTACAAGAACTTTTCTTTCCTTTCTTTGAACCAAATTCAAATTTATATTTTTTTATAAACCAATCATTTTGAGAGTCAACAATAATAAAATTGTTCTCGTCTTCCCAAAAACAAGGTTCCCACCATCCTGTTGTTCTTAATTTTTCATCATTAAACCAATCATCAAAATCTAATTTAAGATGAATTTTAGGGGTAATACACGGAGTTTCTCTTAAACCTAAATCCCTACATATTTTGTATATATCAGTTATACATTCAAGGGTATCTATTTCAATACCATTACTAATAATATCCACACATATATGAGATTTACCATCTATAACTTGTGTCACATAATATTTTTTTAGATTTTCTCTAAATTGTTCAACCGTTTTTGGTGTTGAAATTCCATAAGTATTTTTCATATTATTTTTTTAAATGTTTCTAAAATCAAATTGTTGTGGTGTTCCGTCCCATTTGTGTGCTGACAAATAATAACTTTTTTGTATTACAATGTATGGTTCGTTATTATATTTAGAATAAATAATTTTACGTCTAATCAATTTTTCATTGAAAAAAGTATCGGTAGGTACTTTTGTACCTGATCCTGTTGTACCGGGGAATGGTTCAAAACTTACTACCTTACTTTCTAATTGTCTAATCGTTAAAAATTCATTCATAATTTTAATAACTTTGAAGAATGTAGCGTCTGTACATTCCCATCCACCTGAACTTACGATGATGTCATTTACTTCAATTTGTTTCATATGTTTTAATTTAAATTGTTTCTAATTGGTTAAACTCATCTACTTCCATGTTAATCCATCCTTTTAAGTTAAGCATGCTAAACTCACATAGATATACTTTTTTATCAAAAAAGGTTGTCTGTACGTCTGATATTGTTTTGATATAAAATTCAATATCATCGGTAGGTTTTTCTATTATTTTATACATTGGTATATGTTTAAAAATGTCTAATCGTTTAACGTAATATTGTTTTTTCATTCCCAATTTAACTTCACTTAATTCTGTGAGTTTTTTTAATGTAATTTTTTTCATATTAGATTGATTTATAAAGTGAAAAAGTAATTTCGTAATAATCAGAACGTTCAATAGATTTAACATCTAAAGCGTAACGAGTATTATCGGCGGTAAAAAATATGTCATTGTTATTAAGCTGATAAAATACATCAGTAATAGGACCCATATCCAATTGTCTCATAAGTTCATAATAAGCACCCTCAAGGGTATATTTATTACTAATGGTTGTATGAGTATGAAAGTTAATACATTCAGTATTAAAATCTTCACCTGTGGTGTAGTTTGTAAAATGTCGTGCCATATGTTTTATTCGGTGATTGTACGTTCACCAACGTTATTATTTTATAACACAAATGTAGGTGTTATTATTTGTTATACCAAAATTATTTATCCACATATTCTGACCAGTGTTCACCTTTAATATCAAATTCTGTTCTATCTTCATTAATGGGTGGATGGAACCAATAATCACATATAAAGTCAAAATAGGAACAAAACGAATTACCGGTATGGTACCAATAGGTCATTTGGAAGTTATAAAGACCAATGAATTTATTAATACGATAGGTGAATAGTATTTGACCCTCCTTCATTACGTTGAAGGTATATATTCCATTGTTAAGGTTGATGGTAATATGAGGCGGTAATTCTAATTGAATGTCTTTCATTGTACAATCAAATAGACTTTCATTACCTCTAAAGGATATAAGTTTGTTTCTGTAATATATCACGGGTGGTCTATACGATGTATAGACTTTGTCTGTGATGATGTGTATTGAGGTCATAAGATTAATTGTTATACATTAATAAATATCTATTCTAACACCAAAATCCATATATATGTATATACCCTGTGGAGTATTATTTAGATGTATAGGTCTTAAACTTTCTATTATCAATGTCGTCCGCCATATCGGTGGGATAGTTGTCATAAACATTAAACTTATTTAACTTAATAACACCCTCTTCAGTAATAACTTCAGTAATAGTATTATTTTCAAATTCAATAGTTTCAATTCTATAAGAACAAGATATAATAATATCATCTTTAATATCCGAATTGTCCATATAGTCATTAATCTCCCAATCAAAACCAATATCATCAGGATGATTAATATTAACACTCATCTCATTTGGTTCATTCCCTGTGTGGTCCATATCTAAACCATTTTTCTTCCACATAATGTCTGTTAAATATAATGTATAACTCATATCTATTTGTTTTGTTCCCCCCGCTCATCACGGGGGGATTGTTTATAAATTAAATTGTTTCAATGAATGATTCTAACTTAGAGGTGTCAGGTTTCATAATAGTAACCTCGTACCACTCTTCATCAATGGGTGAATTACTAAGATACATAACAACAACTACTTCATCAGGATACTCTCCTTCAAAATAGAATTTGATATACTCATCATCAATGTGTTGTTGATCATCTTCTTTTAAGTCCACCACTACGTTGAACGTGTCAATGATGTGTGGTCTGTTGTCTCCATCTAATTTAATAATTGTCATATGTTTTAATTTTAAATAATTGATTAATTTCAATTACTACACAAAGATAAACACCCGTACCCACACTACCAAATAATTTCCAAATAAACTTATCCACATTCTTAAATTAGATGTGTATAACCCCTGTAATATAGACTGGTCCTGTCTATTACCCCTGACCGACGACTGAAAGGAGGAGGGAAATACTACAAGTTTTTCTAATCCCCTAAAGTCTACACCCACGGTAGACTATTATACCCCACTAAATTAGTAGACTAATCCTTGCCAGACAATATTCATTTCGGACCGATGTTTAACCATTGATTATCCTCCCTCCCTCCCTTCGGTCGGTCGTCAGGGTTATACTACAATCCATTTAAAGGGGTATAAGAGACACATACAGACAGGATAATATATAAGTGGACACATAGTATCACCTGAAGGGACGACCGTCAGGATCGTCCCGTATTGAATGGGGACAAGATGTGGATAAAAATGTGGTCGGGGATTTGGTTGCTTAGAACTTTTTTGTTAAACATAACCCACCATTCGTGCAACGGAATGTCCCACACCTGAGGGTAAATTAAGTCCTAATCTAAAAGGGTGTCCGGAATTTTTTCGTACATATCCCGAACCAAAGGTTCAGTCTATGACGTACCGTACATACCTGAGGGAGTATAGAACTTATTACTATTGTTATGTTCCAAATGGACAAACATTAAATCCTTTGGTAAGAGTTTCCAACAGAAGTAGGAGTTATTGAATGATGATGTGTTCCCGTCAAATGATACTTTCTTATCTACTATTAATAACTGTAGTTCCTTGTCTAAGAAAAACTCACCAACCTCCTGATAGTTTAAGATGGGAAGACCCAGTATCATACCAAATGGTTTCCCCAATTTATATAATCTATCCAGTACCTCCAATTTACGGGTAAAGGGTGGATTAGAAATGACGTAGTCATAGTATGGGGGTTCATATTCAAAAAAGTCATAACCGTCTTCTATATGTCCGTAAATCACTTTATGACCCTGTTTGGTTATTTGTTGTACAAACTCACTACTGAACTTATCAAAAGGACACCATACAACACTATTTGGTTTTATATATTGAAGTATTGGTTCAACCAGTATGGGTGGTGTATAATATTCATCCTTATCTTTTGATCTGTAATATTCTGTGTTCATATTGGTAATATATAAAAACCCCTCAATTTCTTGAAGGGTTAAGTATAAGTGTGTGGCTATAGCCGATCATTTCTTTTTAATGGTCTTCTTCTTTGGTTCCAGTTGTGAGTAACATACTGCCAGTGCTTGTTGAGGGGTATCATACTCCTTTCCAATTGCATGCATACATCTTGTGATATACGCTGACTTATTTTCACTACTCTTTGGGGTAGGTATTACAAATTCATTTTTTTCCATATTACATTTCATTTAATCCCAATCTGAACATTGTTTGTGTTAATAATTCAGATAGTTCGTCTATTATGTTCTGTAAAAAACTCTCTTGAAATACTGATCTATTCTTTTGAACGTAAGCATAAAGAGTTTTAAAGTATATTACCGTATCATCTTTTGATGTATAGTCTCTGTATGGTGCTGATTTATAACCATCAATTTCACCGTATAGTGCGGTGTATGTTTCTGTTAGTCTATCAATTAAATCCAATACATCGTCATAGTATCCACCCAAAGCAACGTGTTCTGAGTATATACGAGTTTGGTTATGGAAGATATGTACCTGTGGGGAACTGTTTCTTAAAACAGATATAAATTCTGAGCAAGTAGCCATTAGTTTTTAAATTTGTTGTAGTTGTTTATTATTTGTTGGATTGGGTAACCTTTATTTGTTTCAGTCAATATTCTTTTGATATACTGACCCATTCCTTCTCCTTGATTTGGTTTATTCATAGTTTTAAGTATTAGTAGCAATCGGGACAATTATACCATGCGTTAGCATATTCCGAATATGGCATAATCCCATTTTGTGCCATCCTTGACATATCCCAACCTTTACGAGTGGAGTTACGTAAGAATATTCCATTATTATATTTTTGAAGACGATCTGGGATCATTCCATCAATTGTTGATGCTGTGTTGTATTGAGGGAATTTGTTTTGACCACGACCAGTTAATAGATAATCCATCAACCTTTGAAGGTAAAAGTCAGCTCTTGCTTTCTGTACATTACGTAGATACTTCATTGTTTCAATATCCACAGACTTAGCATTTTCCATTGTACCCTCAACAATACCTCTATTCATTGTACGATACATAATCTGAGGGATTGCATTAAAGTACGCTGTTTGTATAAGGAATGGTTGAATATAGTCATTTACAAGTATAATCTCATCTGAGTTCCATATTGTACTACCATCTTGTAAGATACCATCCAATAGATGTTTGTAAAATAAAGTTCCCAATATGGTCTGTAAATCTATATCCTGTGCGATCTGTATTTCTGCTTTAAGAACATCCATATCAACATTTTTATTGATATTGGTATAGTTCTTTAGTTTGACCTCACTGATCAGTAATTTTCCGATTGTAGACATTTGTTAGTTGTTTAAGTTTGGATAATTTCCTTGTGGTCTATTCTGTTCGTTTGGACCAGTTTTAATTGTTGGTTGTGGTTTATCACCTTCTGTTGAACCTGAAGGACTTGTTTGACTTACTTCAGGTGTTCCATCCTCTTGTGGACCTTCTTGAATTGTATTACCAATAGCATAGATTGATAATGGTGTAATTTCTAATGTTGTCTTCTTACCAAAGAATAAAGATAATAACTTGTTAAACACAGGTAATACCTCTTCTTGATATGGCATAATAACCATCTTACGGAAATATTCACTATGATCTATTATCTCATTCCTGCTACCCAATTTTCCAGGTGTAGATATACCAAATAACTCCGCAGAAGAAACACGATGAGAAGACAGAATAGAACGCGAAATATCCTCATATAGACTTTGATAATAACTATCATGATCATTACGTGGAATTTGTACAATATCTGGTGACTGTTCCTTACTCTCATTAAAAGATATAATTGCTTGTCCCGCATTATCCGTTCCTCCGTATTGTGATTCCAACGCTCTTACCAATACCCTTTGTTCCTCTTCACCAGGAATACCATTGTTATAGTTTATCCATAATGACGGCACCATACCTTGACGTAGGTTATTCATATGGAAGTTTTTAATTTCAATATCAATTTCAATTGAACGTTGCCCAGCTGACCAATCTGGTACAGGATAATATGTTAAACCTGGTTGATATATCTTAAAATAGAATATCTGTACAGGATCTTTTTCTTTTGCACTAAATGCAGGAAATTCTTGTGGAGGAAACTTTCTTGTATCTTCCCAAACAGGAGAGTAATAATAACAATCAACTTTATCTGTATCAGTATTAACTTTACCAGATCTTACTCTACTAAAGTCCAAATGATATATGTCAGCAATAGTCTTTCTATCTTTACTCCAAACAATGTTTAATGCAAACCCACCGAATAACATAAAGTCAAGTGCTGCTTTACGCATTACATCTGTAATATTTTCATCTTCATTAATTAACTTCCAAACAGCATCAGGATTATCTTTACTGAAAATACCATCTCCTAAGATCTGATTTACCTTTGATTTAATAATTGCTTTATGTATTGCACAATTGTCGTACAAAGATATAAAGTACTGAGGTAATAGGTTATTAGCACCATAAAACACCCATGGTGATTTATTTAACACCTCTGAAAAGATAGGAAATGACGCCATTTTAAAATCTATCTTACTTAATTGAAACTTTTTTAATTCACTCATAATTAATCTTGTATGTATATATAATTCTCATTTACTTCATTAGGAGAAACATATTCTGTAAATGGGTTAGATTCAGGGATACCTTCAGTTACTACCATTGTTACATAAACTTGTTGCTCATCATCACCAAATATATTCAATTGATACTGTCCCTCATATATCAAATCATTAGCACCAGTTAAATCAATTGTGATTGTACAATATCTAATGTTTGAACTATATTCTAATGGGTTGTTTGTATCAATAGTATATGTTTTTTGTAATTTTGACATTACATGCGTAAAAACTAAACTATATGTTGCAAAATTTGGACGAGCATTATTGTTAATGTTTAGTACCAAATTGTTTATTTCACCTTTCTTGATATATTGCATAATATACTATTCTAATTATAAATATAAAAAAACTGATATTGAACGCTAAATAACGCAAAAAAGGGAGTAAAAACTCCCTAATTTGATAGAATATATACAATTCAGTTCCTAAGAACCTACTTATTAATTATCCTACGATAGAAGCACCAGTAAATACTGTACCTAAATCACCAACAATTACGTTAGCTGGTTCATGTTCTTGTCCTTTGAAAGTAAGGTTGAAACCATTACGATCAGAGAATTGAACACCTGTTAAAGCAGCACCTGATGCTAAATACATACCATTAACTTGACCTAATAAATATTGTACATCATTTTGGTCGATAGCAATAATTTGTAAATTATCATTTTGTGATAATACTTTTAACTCGTTTCTTTTTTGTTGATCATATTTAAACAATACCGCAAGTAACTCTTGATCAAAGAAGATAGTTCCATTTTCAAAGTTCTTTTGGATATTTTGTGTTAAAGATGATGTATTTCTTTTTAATTCAAAGCCATACAAAGTAGTTCCTGTAGTAGATGTAGCACCAGTAATTCCACCATCAGTGTCATAAGTGTATCCTGTAACAGATCCACCACCACCAACGATGTAGATTTTCTTAATACCACCAATACCATCTGAACAACCTAATTGTACACCTGAAGATATATAACAACTCATTTTGTGTGTTTTTTGGGGGGGTGTCTAACTAATTGATTATCAATTAATTAGACTATTTATTATTTTTATAAAGGGGACTTTCACCCCTCAATGTTTTTTAATTTAATTAAGGCTTACCATTCCACGCCATGTATTTGGTTGTACCAAATGTTGCAACTGTTGCACCAAAGTTGAAGTTAGAACGGATTCTAATTTCATCAAAGTCAACAGAGTACCATGCTTTCAATGTTTCATCACTTAATAAGTCAACACCTACAACCATATACTCCGCTGGAGCGATAGTTACTTGNGNNGAACCATTCAAACCTAATGTTGGTAACACCTTGATGTTAGTATTAGGATGGATAGCACTCATGTTTGAAGTAATATCAGTTGAGTTGATATAGTTAGTGAAGAAGTTAGCTCTTGTTAAAGCTTGAACATATAATCTGAAATATGAATAAGACATAAACACAATTAAATCCTCACGAACTAATGCGTTAGCGTCTAATACATTGATTAAATTATCAACTTCTGTAATTGGGTTACCTGCAGAACCGTAAGCAGCTGAACTTGAAAAAGTTGAACCACTTGAGTTAGCGCAAGAACCTGAGTATGTGTTACCAGTTGAAGTACTAATCATCTTAGCGAAACCATTGAAACAATCAGCAGAACCTACAGTTGTACCTGTCCATAATACTGTTTCAACATATTGTTGAACTTGTTTTGATTTTAAATCAAGAATCATTTGTTCGAAAGGTACGGTCTCTTGAGTTTGACCAGCTTTCATTAACATTGATTGATATGTATCGAACAATTGCTTGTAACACAAAGATTCAAACAAAGTTTTTTTACACGTTACAATTGAATGTTGTGTAAAAGTTGTTGTACCTGAAGGAGATAAAGAACAGTTACCGTCTTGAAATACTGGAGTTGAATCCAATAAGTTTAACGCTTGTGTACCTTTAATACCTGTACGTAAATTTACGTTTGCGGCAGTAGTACCACCGATAAGAGCTTTAGCTAATAATTCACCACCTACTTGATCGGAATAACCACCAATGGTTGACACGTCATAACTAAATTCTTGTTTTTTTAAATTACTCATTTTTATTAAGTTTTTTTA